TAATAGTAATGTTGCGGCCGTCGTAGGTCAGGCGCTTGACTTGAACTAGGTCATTAAGCTCTGTCTCTAGCATGTCAGTAGCAAGAGCGCCGATACCGATGGCCGTAAAATCAATCTGCTCAGCCAAAACCGTGGCGTCTGAGTCCTTGCGGGCTGCGTATAGCGCTAGGTTGGCAGCGCTGGTCTCATTTGAGATCGGAGCGTCCAGCTTCTTAGACTTTAAGCCATAAGTTGAAACGCTAGAGGTGTAGCGGGCTGTCTTTTGGGCCTTCTTTGGACCGCGAAACACGATGGCCTCGTTGTACACATAGTCGGTGCCAGGGTTAGTGATCAGACCGTCATAGCCGACGCTGTTGGCGTCGCCTTGGTCTGAGAATAAAAGTCTAGTCGGGCGGGTGAACTTGTCTGCAATATTGACAAGCGTGGCCACGCCTGTGCGGCTAACGTAAAAGCGGCCGCCGACGCAGTTTGCACACTGCTCGAGCATTTCAAGGCAGCTCATGTTCTGTTTGGTCTTTAGCATGACGGTTGCACCAGTTAAGCTACGAGAACCACCCCCTGGCCAGTCTGCGAGATCGAGTGCGCGTGCTGCTCTAAGAGCCGCGGTCTCTGAGAAATCGCTAGTGGCAAGTGCTGGAGCGATTGCTTTGGCGATCTGAGCCAAGCCGTCCACAAAAGTAAGCGAAACGGTCGGGTAAATGCCTTGATTGACCGCGTTGTCCTCGAGAAAGCCTGTGAATATGACGGTAGCGTTGCCAGTGATACGCACTTGCATGCCAGCAATCAAAACACCGTACCACGGGCTTGAGGTATTGCTTGGGTCGAAAGCACCAGATTGGTTGTTTAAGATGACAGCTGCAGTACCAGCTTCTAAAAAGTCATTTTGAAACTGACGGCCGCGGCGAATGTCAACCTCGAGAAGCAGATCAGCGCTGACGTTGGTAAATGAGCCGCCAATGCCGAATGCGACTGTGAGTGTTGGTGCGTTTGCTGGCATTAAAGCACCGCAAACTGACTGCCCGCACGACGGCGCATTAGAGTCGCAAGACCGTTCTTGATGCCGTTAATGAGATCTCCTTGTGAGACCACAGAACCTGCTACGTTCACCGTGATGTTGCCCCCGTTCATGGTGGTGTTCTTTGCAATATTGCCGTGTCCAGCTGACGCAAGTAGCGAGATAGTCGGACTAGAGAGGCCCAGCGCTCGTTGCTTGAGCTGGTTTTTGCGAATCGCTTCTAATGTGACTGGGTCGGTTTCTTTTAAGCCCTTGAGTCCGAACTTGTTTTGTAACTTGAGCAAAAGCGCAGACGCTTGCGCCGCACCTTTAGTCGCTGCAGTGACACCGTTTGTGGCTGAAGTGATGCCGCCCAGTCCTTTGGTGTAATCGTCAGCGCTAACGGTTAGTCCTTTAAGATCGACGCCGAACTTGCCGAGCGCGTCGGTTGCTTTGTCGGAGTCTGAATTGAACTTTTTGGCGGCTATTCCTATGCCAACCAAAGCGACACCGAAAGCAGCGGCGCCTGCTGCTGCAGAGACTCCACCCGTTGCCAATGCAGTTGCCGCGGCTGATGCAAGTGAGACCGTCCGAAGGGCTTTCATTACTGTGATAATGGCTTGAATGCCCTTGACTAAGCCCGCAACTGCGGCTGCAGTCTTTGCGCCGAAAAAGGCGGCCACAATTATGGCGCCAATAGTGGCAAACACTTTTGCGTTGCGTGCCACGAATGAGAATAAATCGATTATGAGCTTGAAAAAGGCTACACCATACGAAATGCCAGTCTGAAATGCAGCCGCCAGTTTGGCTCCGTTTTGCTCAATCCATACAGACAACGCTGGCAAGACCTTGTCTCGCACTGTGTTGGCTAGTTTTTCTAAAAATGGGATTAAAGCATAGCCGATCTGGTCGAGAATCTGGTTGAAGGCCAGCCTGAGTCTACCTAATTGGAACTCGAACGTTTGTGCTCGCTTGTTAGCCTGCCCGCTAAAAGTCTCTCCCAGTGAGGTCAAAATGGCGTTCAAGTCTTTTGCTTTTACTGCATCGGCATCTAAAGGCACACCGAGCCTGGTCAAAGCGGTAACGTTGCCACCGACTGCCTTGGCAAGCGCGATTGAAACAGCTTGCAAATCTTTGCCAGATGCAGCCGAGATGTCAAGGGCTAGGCCTTGCAGTGTTTGAGCCTGTGCGACGTCTTTTGTCGCCTGCGTTAATACTTGTAAAGATGGAATCAGTTCGCGGTTGTCAACGCCGACCATTAACTCGAGCTTGTCTAGGTACGCGGTAGTGGCAGCAATTGCTTCATCTGTGGCGCCTGTTGTGTTGCGCAAAGCCTGTGCCAAAGCGACTTGCTGTTTTTGGTCTTCCATCGCGCCTTGAACGGCGTCTTTTCCGATCTTGATTGCAAAAGCGCCAGCCGCGAGAGCCGCCAACCCAAATGCTTTGGCTGTTTTGTCTGCGAACTTGGTAAACTTCTTCTCCATTTTGGAGATGTCTTTGACAGCGGCTTTTGTGCCTTTGTCAGAATACTGGGTGAGTATGCGAGCGACTACTGCGCCGATTGCCATGTTATACTCGCTCTCTGTCTAAGTTCTTCTGCAGCTCTGCCTTGGCTTCGTTCAGCGCTGCCAAGACCTTGATTTCTGCTGGTTTCTTTTTAGCATCGACAGCTTGCCAAATCAAGCGAGAAGGATTTTTGATCTCGTCTGTTAGGTTGTTGATGAATTGAATGCCTGTGCCTGTGCCACCCGATTTGCGACCCGCAACCTCGATGATTGCGCCAGCAGCAGACTCGTTGATGAGTGCACCAGCGCTGGTGGTGTAATCGGCTCGGACCTTGCCTTGCACTTTTGTCTTGCGGATACCTTGCTGAATCACGCCTTGGTTATAGGCAGGCCAGCCCGCACCGCCGCGAGTTGTCTTTTTAGGCTTAAGTGGGTCTGAGGTTTTCCAGCCCCTCATGGGCGGGTCGGCCTTGACAAAACCCCGAGCCGTACGCTCTGCGTCGATAAGCACGTCATTCAAGACCTTTTTGAAGCGTTTGATTGCTTCTTTGTCGAACTTTTTAAGGCCTTCTAGCGTGTCTTCGATTCCTATGAGGATAATCTCGCTCTCATCAGCCATGCTTTTTCGCCCGTTCTTTGATGTAGGCCGTTATTGCTTCAAGCACTCCCTCGGGAGCATCTAGCAACGCGGTCGGAGATATGCCAGTCTCCACCGAGATAGCGGCGATTGTATACGTTAGGCTATCTCGGTGGATTCGAAAGACGCGTCAGAGTCCAGTTCGGCCGATATGATGGTGTCTAGGAACTCGGGTCCCCACGGCTTTACTACAACGCCGCTGAGTTGCATTGATTTCCAAGCTAGCCAAAAAACGTGCTCGATCTTTTGTTCCTCACCAAGCAGTTTGGGCATTCCCTTACCGTATTGTTGCTCGAATGCCACGATGACTCGAGGAGTCAGTTTGTACGACGCCTCGACGCCTTCTGTGGTTTTGACCTTGATTGATAGACCGTCCATTTGTTCCCCCTTGTTAGGTTATGACTTGGTTATTACGCCGCTGATCGGCCAGGTGACCGAGGCGGTTGCGAGTTCGCCGACGGCTCCGTTGAGCGGAGTCCATTCGGAAACCAACGCGGTAAAACTGTATGCAGGCGACACGCCAGCAACTGGGCGCACGGTCATTGAGACTCCTGTGCCAAGTGTTGGGTAGATTGTCGCTTCTAGCGCACTAGTGGCGTAGTCCTGGTTGAACTCCAAGGTTACGCTGTTGTCCGCAAGTCCTGCGACTCTTGTGCGGGCCGTGTTGCCAAAAGCCGTTGTCTCAACTACGTCGAAAGTCGAGCCGAGTGTTACTGAAGTAACGTAGCTTGAAACATCAGTAGTGCCGAAAGTGACGGCAACGTTGGTTAGAACAATGCGTGCCATTATGAAACCGCCTTTGTTACTTCACCGCTGATTGGCCAAGTCACGCTTGCAGTTGCGAGTTCGCCGACAGCTCCGTTGAGCGGAGTCCATTCGGAAACCAACGCGCTGAATGAGTATGCAGGCGAGGTAGCCGCAACTGGGCGAACGGTCATTGAAACCGCCGTGCCGAGTGTTGGGTAGATTGTTGCTTCTAAAGCGCTTGTGGCGTAGTCTTGATTGAACTCCAGCGAGACGCTGTTGTCCGCAAGCCCAGCCACTCTTGTGCGGGCTGTATTGCCGAAAGCAGTTGTCTCAACTACGTCAAAAGTCGAGCCAAGTGTCACCGAAGTGACGTAGCTTGAA